TTGTTAAAGGCTGACCTGGAGCGGAAGATTGAAGCGGTTGACGATCGTATGGAAAATGCCGGAACCGAGATTGACAGACTCCGTGGAAAAGAAATGCAGTTGCAATTTGATATGTCCGGCATTATGCAGGTCATGAATGACGAACTTTCCGCAAAACGTAGAGGTCTTGACAGTGCCAAGGATGATGCAACACGAGAGTTCAATGACTTACATAATCAGATTCAGTCTGCGGAAAATCAGATCAAGGCAAATGAGAAGACAATTTTCGATACAGATGCAGAGCGGAAAAATCTTGGTGTTGAATACAATGCAGAATTTTCCAAGGCATTTGATGAAACGCCGTATCTCTTTGATGAATCCAAGTGGGTATTTGACGAAAATAGCACTGTTTGTTCATTATGCGGGCAGCAGTTACCGGCTAATAAGATTGAGCAGTTAAAGGCTGATTTTGAGCAGAAAAAGGCGGATGCCAAGGCACGCGCGGACAAGCAGTTAGAGGATGCACGCAAGGCATTTGATGATGCAAAGGGCGCAAAACTTAAAGGTCTGATTGACAAGGGCAACGCTTGCAAGGCTGATATTAAGCGATTGACAAAGGAAAACGCCAAGTTGCAGGAAGATATTGTGGCACTCAAAGAGCAGGAGTCCAAGGCACTTGCAAAGCAGAATGATTATGCAAAGCAGTTATCCGAGATCCCGGCAGAAGCTGATTATTCGCAGAATGAAGAGTATGTGAAGCTGAAAACAGAGCATGACAAGATTCTTGCTGATATTGCAAAGCTTGAATCAGAGGGCGCAGACAAGGTTGTTACTGATTTGAAAGCCGAGAAAGCCGATCTGCAGAGTCAGCTTGACGAAGTGAACAAGGTTATTGCGCAGGCGGCTAACAATGTTGCGATTGATGATCGTATCGAAACGCTTCGTGACGAGCAAAAAGAGATCGGACAGAAAGTTGCCGACCAGGAACAGATGCTTTACTTACTGGAAGAGTTCATCCGCTTCAAGCTGAATAAGGTTTCTGAATCTATCAACAGCCATTTTAATTTCAAACTCTTTGAAATGCAGTTAAATGGCGGCATGAAAGATTGCTGTGAGTGTACTGTAAATGGCGTTCCGTATTCGACTTTGAACAGTGGCCACAGAATTGTAGCAGGACTCGATATTATCCGCTCATTGAGCGAGTTATACGGTGTGAGCGTGCCTATTTTCGTTGATAACGCAGAATCGCTGAATGAATTTAATGTGCCGGATATGGACGCGCAGTTAATTCTTTTGAGCGTTTCAGAGGACAAGCAGTTGAAAGTGGAGGGTGTGTAGGATGTCAAGAGTAGAGACAAGCAACAACATCACACAGCCGGATGCACGGTGTATGTCGTGCAAGCGTTGGAAGAGTGCAAGTAAGGGGTTCTGGGGAAGAGCCGGACATTGTTCTCTTCCGTATTGCGAGAAAGATATGAGAAATAAAGGAAAGAGAGGTCGTGTACATGGATGATATTGAAAAATTGAAGGCTGAAAACTCGGATTTGCGAACAAAGGTAGATGAACTTATGAGTAATAAATATTGCCTTGAAGGAGAACTTAGAAAAGTCACAGAAACCAACGAAAGACTTTTGCGTATTCTTGAAAATTTGTCAAATGGATATGTGAAAAAGGAGAGGTAATTATGCAGTATATCAAAGCAAAATTCCCAAACAGCACAAGAAGCTATGTGTATCGTACCGAGGATAATGTAAAAGCCGGTGACATGGTTGTAAATGCCAAGGGTGCAAAGCTGACCGTTATGGATGAAACCGTGGATATGAAGTGGGTAGAAACCTACGGTGCTGATAAGATGGCGGTTGTGAGGAAGTATGATGAAAGTGAGGGATGTGCATGAAACTGATCAGCAATGCAAAGTTTGGAGAACCGGTGGAAAGTGGAACGATTTTCAGAACTCAAGACCACGGAATCAACATTTGCATACATAAAATTTGCGGTTGCGGAGATGCGTGGTATCTTAATTGTTGCGAATTGGGAATTGAAAAATTAAAGCTCAAAAGCGAAAATCTTTTCCGATGTGCGGATGAAACAAAGGAAATTCTTAAGAAGAAATTAGAACTGTTAAATGAGCGGTTCAATAATTTTTATGAAGATAACGATGTTAAGATTTTAAGATATTAAGAAAGTGAGGAATAGATATGATTAAATCAGATTTTGGAACAATAGAAGTAGACGGAAGAGAGCCGGTTATCATGGCTGAATTTGAAACTCTTTTGGTAGCATTAAGGAGAGTTCTTGGAGAGGAGAAATACAACCTTGTTTTACAGAGAGTAAGTGAAGAGGAGCTGTCCGAGGATGGTAAAGAAATATTAAGAAAAGGGCAAAAAAGACGCGTGGCAGAAGCTCTTCAAGCTTTTTAAGTGGAATGGAGGATAAATAATTATGGCAGAAAATACGGCAGTATCTACGCAGGGAAAACAGGAAATGAATACACAACTTTCCTATTATACGAACCAGTACATAGGGCTTATGGAACGTGACTTTGCAGAGCATGGGCTTGTGCTTAATGATTATTCTAAGCAGTGCGTCATGGCATCTATGAGCGCTATTTACAACCTTGTTACATCTAGCAAAGCCGCTATGAGTAACTTGAATGGATCTAATTTGAGACAGGTTATCGGACAGGTATCAAGCCTTCAACTTAATGCCAATGCAGTGCCGAGGGAGTGCTACTTCCAGTTGAGAAGCAGACAGGATGCAAATGGAAATTGGTACAAGGAAGTAGAAATGGGGATCGAAGGAGACGGAAATGATGCACTTCTTCGAAACTTTGGTGTTGATGTTAAAAAGGTATATCCGGTATGGCTTGTGAAAGAAGGTGACGATTTTACATATCCAAAGCATAAAGGAATTGAAGTTACGCCGCCGGAATGGGAAGAAAAAGGACTTTCGCAGAGAGTTATCCGTGTTGTTTACCCGGTGGAAATGAAAGATGGGAAAGTTGAATATATGATAGCAGAGCGTGAAAGCGTAAAAGGAAACCTTTTTGCTCATGTTCGCAATAATCTTCTGAATGAGACTTTCGGACTTGTAAAAGGCGGTAAAAAGACACGTTATGATGCAACGGAAACAGAAAAGAAAGCTATCACAGAAAAGAAAAATGAAATTCTGAAAGCACTTTTAGACTGTAAGACTATTGAAGATATGCTTGCATGTGAAGTTGCGAAACCATACATGAGTGCCGCATGGCTTGATACATCGGAATCCATGATCGTCCGAAAGATGCGCAATAATGCAATTAAGAAGCATCCAAAAGACCTTAATGCTATTGCAAAACAGTCTCTTATGCAGATAGATGAAACTTATCAGCAGACGCAGGAAGAAATTGCGGAAAACGCCAATTCAGAGCCGTTTGTCGTAGCAGAATCCGAAGTGACCGACAGTGCAGCAGTTGAGCCGGAACATACCGAAGCCGACAATGCCCCGTGTGGCGATGCGGATGTACCGGACTTTATGAAAGATTAGGAGGTTTTCTATGAGAATTATATCGCAGGACGGAACGCTTGATATGCCATATGAAGAGGTGATTATTCAGAGATTCAGGTCAAGGATTTATTTCCTGAACAAAAACTTAACAGGTGTTGAGTCGCTTACTGATGACATGCGAATTGCTGAATATTCCACCGAAGAAAAAGCAAAGAAGGCTATGGAAATGCTTAGAGATGCATATATCGGTACGCCTATCGTAATGCAGAATGTTGATATTTCGGAAGATGTGGCAAGGGAATTTGAAAGATTAAAGAAATGCGGAATTATGGTGCAAACAGAAAATCAGCCGTCAAAAATAGAATGCATTAGCAATGCTATCTTTCAATTTCCGGCAGAGGAAGAATTGGAGTAGGGTATGAAACTCAGAGTTTTGAATTCAAGCAGTTCCGGAAACTCATACGCCTTAATTGCCGACAATGGAGAAATCCTTGCAATCGAAGCAGGATGCAAATTTCTTGATTTTAAGAAGATGATTGATTGGAAAATAGCAAATGTTGTCGGTTGCATTGTGAGCCACGAACATGGAGACCATGCACGATACATAAAAGATTTTATGAAATCCGGCATTCCGGTTTATACGGCATTTGAAACGCAGACAGCACTTGAAACCATTACAGGAGAGCGTACAATAGCCATTCCGCCACGCAGAACACGGCAAATCGGCAGTTTTACGGTTACTCCCTTTAATGTACCGCATGATACAGAAATAGAGTGCTACGGCTATTTAATTGAGCATGAGGAAATGGGCAAGCTGTTATTCTTGACCGACTTGGAATATTGCAAATACGATTTTTCGAACCAGATGGTTAATCACATTCTTTGTGAAGCCAATTACGATATGCAATTTGTCAATCGGAATGAGCCAAATTACGAACACCGTTTACGAGGGCATATGAGCCTTGATACGGCACTTAAATTTATTCAGACGAACGACAACCCGGCTTTACGGAATGTCGTTTTAATACACTTATCGGACACAAGCGGAGATCCCGCGTTATTCCTAAAACGAACGAAAGAAACAATTGAATATGGAGCGAATGTTTATGTTGCAGAGAAAGGGCTAGAGGTTGATATGAACCTTTGTCCGTTCTGAAAGGAGAAAGCATGGAAAAAGGAACAAAGTGCAGAGTTATTAGTGATGATTATGGGTTTTTTAAACCGGGAGAAATCGTTGTTGCATTAGAAACCAATGATGTGCCATATTGCGCAAAAGAATCGGCATATTCTCCGGGAAAACAGATTTCCGATTACAGATTAGATGAGTATGCCGCTTTACAGGATTACGAACTCGAAGCAATTGATGAATAATTAGGTTGAAACACCTTGGCGAAAGCCTAAAAGAAACTATCTTGTTTGGCGAATAGTTATCACAAACCTTATTGAAAGCCATGTCTTGGCGGTGCGTTTACCGTGCCGCCCTTACAAAAGATTGGAGGTAAAAATTGAAATTATGTGAATACTGTATGGCTGAATTTGAGCCGAAGCGACCAGATCAAAAATACTGTAGACCAAAATGTGCCAAAAGATTTGCACAGTTTAGAAATTTTAAAAAGGCTGGAAGAATTGTGTATACAAGAATATGCCCGAAATGTGGCAGGTTGTTTATGACGATAGATGAACGAAAAGTTGATTGCCAAGACTGCATCGGCAATGAAGTTAAAGAACGCTTGAGAAAGCCAAAGAAAAAGGACGATGCAATCAAGGCTGTGAATCATATGGCACGCGCTTCTGGTATGAGCTACGGAAAGTTTGTGGCTCAAATGAGCATGAAGCCATTGGAGAGGAAGTGATTGAGTTGGATTATAAGAAATTTAGACAGGCGAAAGCCATCGAAGCTAAAAACAAGCAGAAATGGCTTGCATTGAATCCAAGGCTTGATGAATCAAGCGGAATCTATATTTTGACAAGGCAGGACGAAAATGGGTTTAGATATGCCTACGTGGGGCAGGCAAAGCACATTTTAACCAGATTGTCACAACACCTTTCTGGGTATCAGCACATAGACCTTAGCTTAAAGTCTCATGGACTTTATTCAGAGGATAATCCATATGGATGGAATGTAGCATCAGTACACTGCCCGATAGATAAACTTGATGAGCGTGAGCGGTATTATGTCAAATTTTGTGCAAATAATGGCTATCAGCTTCGGAATAAGACGAGTGGATCACAGGGCGAGGGCAAAGTTAAGATTGATGATTACCGTCCGGCAAAAGGCTATTATGACGGCATTAAGCAAGGCAAAAAGACTCTTGCCAAGGAATTATCGCATATCGCTGAAAAGCACCTTGAAATCCGTTTAAAGCCGGAGAAACAGGGTAACAAAGTTTCTGAAAAACAGTATGAGAAGTTTATGACTTTGATTTCTGAAAATACATATGAGGAGAGTGATTAAATGGCAGAAGTCAAGTGGATTAAGATCGCAACAGATGTTTTTGATGATGAAAAGATTCTGCTGATTGAGAGTATGCCGAGTGCGGATAGCATCATTACGATTTGGTTCAAACTTCTTATTCTTGCCGGAAAACAGAATAACAACGGCGTGTTTATGATGAGCAACAAGCTGCCGTTCACGGATGAAATGCTTGCCACCATTTTTCGCAGAGATTTGAACACGGTAAGGCTTGCGCTTAAGACATTTGAAGAGTTTGGAATGATTGAAGTTGTTGACAACGTGATAACGATTCCGAATTGGAATAAGCATCAAACGCTTGACGCTTATGAGAAGAAAAAGGAACGTGACAGGCTATATCAGCAGAATCGTAGAAAGAAGCAGAAGAACCTAATTGAGCAAAAATCGCCCGATAAATCGTCTGACGTCGCTGTTTCAGATAAAGAAGAAGAAAAAGAAGAAGATAAAGAGAAAGAAAATATAAAAGAAAATTCGCTGTCGCCCGATTCCGGAGATTTGTTTGATTTTGACGATGCATGGAAAAAGACTTTTAGTATATACCCCAAGAAAACAGCGTACAGTACCTCTAAAACGGCTTGGATGGATAAGGTGCTAGAAGTTATCGAAGAGAACCAACCGGACATTGCACGGCTGTTATACAAAGCCACAGAAGCATATTTGAGTGACTATCAAGAAAAGAATCCAGACGATAAGGATTTTCGGTACATTCCAAAATATGTTGATTGGCTGAAAAATGATTGTGATTATTGGTTGCAGATTGCGGAGAAACGAGGTGATTGCAATTGACAGAAGCAGAATTTGGAGTGATCGGGTGTGTACTGATTGACAATGATGTGCTAAATAGCATCTGGCGAACACTGAAACCGGAAATGTTTAGTTCGGATTTCGCGCAGGACACATACAAGGAAATGCTTGCAATGTATGACCGGAATGAAAGCATTGACCCAATGTCTTTATCAATGGCACTCGAGAATCACAAATACACGCAGGAACAGATTAGCGAATTGATGAAATCCTGCATTACCGGAACAATCACTTCAACTATGGTTAAAAGCTATGCCGATGCGGTTGCGAAAGAATACAAAGTAAGAACGGTTCGTGACATGTATCAGAAATCCAGCTTAAAACCATGTGACATTGATGATACAATCAGCGATCTTCTTACAAGACTTGAACATTTGCAAGAGGGGAAAGAAGTAAAGCTAAAACCAATTAAGCAGATTTCAGTTGAGAATAAAGACAAATATTTCAACGAAAGCGTTGGAGAGGGTGGTATAAAAATCGGGTTATCGCAACTTGATGATGCGCTTGGCGATCTTGAACGCGGTGATGTAACAGTAATTGCCGCAAGACCGGCAGTCGGAAAATCCGCACTCACAACACAGATTATCGGAAATATGGCAAAGAAAGGGCTTAAAATTGCATATTTTAACTTGGAAATGAGCGATAAGCAAGTGTATGAGCGATTTATTTCAAGACTTGCGGAAATCGGCTTAACGAGAATCAGAAGGGCAAAAGCATTTCTCGGTGATGAACAGGAAAAATTTAACCAAGCAAATGAAGAGATGAGCGATTATCAATTATGGGTGGCATCCGGGACTGTATCCCCGAGAGAGATAAAGTCAGAATGCAGACACCAAAACTTTGACGTTATCGTTGTTGACTATCTGCAATTGCTTATGCCGGATAACAGATATTCCGGAAGAAATGAAGAAGTAGCATCAATTTCAAGAGGTTTAAAATCGGTTGCAAGAGACTTAAATACACATGTAATAGCACTTTCACAGATAACAAGGGCTTCCGAAAGCAGAGACACAAAAGAGCCT